CATAATCCCATTCAACAAGAATTTTTCTACTTCTTGGGTCTGTTAGCATTTCTCTGGAAACTTTTCTTGAATCGTATTCCATTGTGAGAATGCCAAAAATATCTTCCTGAGATGGGTTCGGCGGTATGTAGCCGATCAGACAGTCCTTTCCCCATGTCAGACTTGTTGATTTTGTCTGCCCTTTCATTGCAACGTTTTTGCGACCATCAGAGATGATAACTCTTAAGCCTTTAATGAAAGGCGGCAATCCAACAAGCTCCATAACCTGCTGTCGGAATTTACCTGACACAACTTCCATTCCATGCTGATATTTCAACGTATCTTTTATAAAAGACATGTTGGCTGCATAAAGAGCAGCATCAAAGGGAATAATAATTGTATTTGGCTTTGCTCCTGTTGAAGCATGAATCGTTTTAGCGGCTGTAATGATATCGCCCTCAAGATCCGGGGCTGTTTCATCCCATCTCTTTGTGGCAACAGCATCAACGTTTTTAGTCTGTGTGACCTTTGCTGTATTGGTCATAATTGCCGCAACTCTGGCTTCATGCCTTAATTGTAGCCTTCGAGTAAGCTTGTCAGTTTTTCTTTGCTCAAGCTTAATAACCTTTTTCTGTCGTACATTATTCATTTCCTTATCTGTAATAACAGAATTTAACGCCTTTCTTGTGGTTCTGTAAGTATAGGGCGTTCCAACACTATCATCAACCTCGTTCGATGGTGTCCCTTCAGCCATATCATTAACTTGATTAAGCTTATCCTCACTATCAACAAACACATAGTCGCTGAAATAATCAGCATCAACCAGAGGAGCTACGATCTCACCGATTAAATTACCTGGATTATATGCCAGTGATAAATTGGTCAAATATTCATCATATCTTACTGTTCCTTTCGTACTCATCGCTTACCTCCTTATGATGATTGGCTGTAATCGCCGATAAAATACCTGTCAATTGTAACAGGGATAACATCGCCGTCAGCCCAACTTTGAGTTGCATGCCCCAGAATATAAACACCATCTGTATTAACATGCTTTACACCAAGACCACCTGTATAAGCCATTACTAGGTCATCTTGATTTCCAGTACCTTGCATTTCGATATAAACAACACCATCGTATACTAGCGCAATGGGATCGCCGTCTGTATAAGTATCTGAACCATTTTCGCTTGCGTCACCAGTTACTCCAATCGGGTAAACAGTACCGTTGTCTGCTGCAATAACTTCTTTAGCTGCAGCACCAGCAGATACTATCCTATATGGAGAAATTGCCTCTCCAGCTTCGCAAGGCATAAATTTCTTATCTCTTTCTTCTGTTCTTCCTTCTGCCCATGCCATAATCTGGCCTCCTTATCGATTTTTATCGATTATTATAAAATCTCTGAACCAGCCCGTGTCAGCGCTTCGTGTTCGCTTAGTCCGTCTTTGCGAAGCTCTGCAACCCTGGCGTTTACTTTCTTTCTCTTGTCGTCGCTTGGCGCTGATAGTTCAGTGACGGTCTTGTCTGACAAATCAACCTTGTCAGGATAAACTTCAAAAAGCTTTTTGACAAAATTAACTAAACTAATATCAGCTTCCACTATTTCACCATCAATTTCTTCAGAGAATTTAAAAGTCTTCTCTCCGATGTCTGATAGTAAAATTTTGTTACAGAGTTCGACAACAACTTTTGGCACACCGTCGTTCATGGCAGTTGAACAGATTGCTTTTGCCGTTTCCTTCCGGGTATGCGTTTTGATCTTGTCCACCTGGTCGCTAAAGTTCTTTTGTTCTTCATCTTTTTTAATAAGCTTTAGCTTTAAATCGTTTACCGATTCGGTAAACTCTTCCTTCATGGCTTCAAAGTCTGCCAAGGAGACAACATTCTCATCTGATTTCTTTGGTTCTTCCTTTTTCTTCTTGGTATCCTTTTCCTTTTTCTTGAAAATTTCTCCAACTTTCTCACCAATTACATCAGACAGTTTTGTAATTAAGCCTTCAGATATTTCAGGCTCTTTTACGTCTTCTTTTTTCTTCTTTCCATCGTCAGCCATATTCTGGCCTCCTTCATCTAAATTTATATTGCCGCCGTATCTGAGTGCTTCACCCATATGCACATCCGCGATGTGCTTCAAGGACGGTATATTTGTTAAGGCAATTGCTCGCAGTACTTTGCGGCCAGTGCCTTTAAAATCCATAACAATTTCAGGTGATACTGATTTGAAAAACTTGCTATCAAACAACAACCCTTTTAGTGCGGTTGGGATGTTTCCTATATCAGCAAAAAGGCTATTCCCTTTTTTTCTTACGTTTTTTAAAAATCCCAGGTTCGGCAATTCCTCCTGGAATGGAATGTTTTTATTTTTCAATAATTCTTTTAACACTAATTGAGCATCTGAATGACTCATTTTTACATTAGGCTCAAGCTCACCTGATTTCATCAGCGTATTAAAATTTTCAACCATATCTTCAAGGTCTTCTTCTGTAAATTTTATCCCCTGGCTGTTGGGGTATATATTAAAAATCTCAAGCCCGCTGACTTCTGAATACTCCTCGTTAAAAAGGTCTTTTATGTCTGCAAGCTCTTTTGTTTTCCATCGAGTATGACAGACACCCGCTCTCTGTTCGTTTTCTGGATATTCCTGATTCATAACATCATCGGACATACATCTTGAAATAAAATCGTCTTGGCCTTCGCCTATTTTTGGTTTGGGAATTGGCATTATGTACCTCCGTAATTAGCGCAGCTAAAAGTTTTTAGTTTCAAATTATCGCCAACCGCTATTGTAACCTGGTCAGCCGTTAGTGGTTTTTTTATTTTTTTTCCTTTTGTGTCGGTATAATCTGTATCTGGTATATTAGGATTATCTATTTCATCTTGAGTTATGGGCAGAAAGACACATCTGCAACTATAGTGAATGGGCGGTGAAAACTTGACCATAAATGACGATCCTTCCTTTGTTATTGTTCCGTCTAGTTCCATACACAAGGGACAGGTTTTGTCATCAAGTATCGCAGAATATTGAAATCTTTTTATTTCTTTCCCAAGAGGTAATTTACCAGACTTAACAAGTTTCTTGTTTTCTTTTGTGTAGTCGTCAATAGCCTTATCAAGCGTAAAACCCAGCTCCGTCTCTGCCGTATTAGGAATTTTAATCCTGATAAAATCGTCAATCATTTCATTAATTCTTTCTTTCATCTCTATTTTTGAGAGATCGATATCATTGTTTACTTGGAATTTTATAGCGGTCTCAAGATCGTTTGCAAACTTATCAGCAGTTAAGCTTATCCTTAAGCCGATAAATTTATTAGCTGTATCGCCAGCAGCAAAATTGACATTCTTTTCTACTCCGGCTTTTATCTTATTAAAAGTTTTGTTATATATTTCTGTTAAATAATTTCTAAAAATACTATTTATAGGGCCTTTAGCGATTTTTATTCCATTGACGGCCTCAACCGCCTTGTCGAATGGATAGTTTTTATCTATATATTTTTTAATTCTATTTACTTGAATATTTATTTGTTCTGCCAATCGAAGCTGAAACCTTTCGCTACATTCATCACAAAAATCGTTAATCTGAGATAGTTGAAAAAGGTTTTCCCTGGCATTTAAGTTTCTCCATCTGCCGGCGTCAGATAATTTCTTTTCTTTTCCGAGATTTTTCTTCTCGTTTTTCTCTTTCTTTTTTGCCTCTTTTTCTACTTTCTTTTTATCCTTTTCGCTTACTTCAGTTTCATCTTCTTTTTCCTCTTCCTCTATTTCTACACCTTCTGTTTCTTCTGGAATATTCTCCTCTTCCGGCTCTTCCTCCTCTTCTAATGGAATACCGGTTTTTTCAATCAGCCACATTCTATCAACCTTGTGGATTCCCTTCTCGATTAGTTTTTCAACTATTTTATCAGCAACTTCTTTTGAGTTATCATCAAGCTTACCAGGTTTAATCCTTACGTTGATGCCTGGGCCATAATTAAGCTCTACAAAGTTAGGTAGCATATATTTGTCAATAGTGCTTACAACCTCATCAAGAACGGCTTGCTTCCTCATTATAAACATATCCTGAAACGCCTCGATAGATGACCGGGCTCCTATTTCTCCCTGGGTCAATGCCTTCTCAGGAATAACCATCCCTTTCAAAACCATTTCATCAATATAGTTTGCTCTGTTAATGAA